GGGTTCGAATCCTTCACCCGCTGCCAAAGCTCCGAAGCCTTTAGTGATAAGGGTTTCGGAGTTTTTCTTTATTTTTCAATGGTTTGCAGGTGTTTTTGAAGTTTCATAAATGAGAGCTACGATAACAAGTCAGATACTTAAAAATACCCTTTTGAAAAAGAAAATGCTAACAAAAATGCTAACGGATTTTCAAATGACATAGATAAGAGAACACCGCCCCTTAATAGGGCGGTGCTCTTCTTGTCGGCTTTATCAATCCCGTTCTAGCCCGGGTATATTTTCAAGCCGTACTCTTACTATTAGAACTACGAAATATAATGACTTAAAGCAGGATATTGCCTAAATATACAACAACGGCCCTTTTGTGCTCAAGAGTTCTGCTGCATTTCTTTTGTGAGATCAACAAATGGTAAATTGTAGGAAGGATAAGGAGAAAAATTGGTGAGCGTAGCAATTGCCACCCGTACATATCCTAGCAACAATGCCGGGGCGTTCTGTGATAACAGGCGTTCTAGCCTTTCCCCATCAAAAGTCCCAGGTTTCCATCTGAAATCAGCTCCATATGAGACTGCTGCATAAAAGGGATACTTTTTTGTCTTTTCTCCCACTAACACTTCTATTTCTACATAGGCAGTCGAGGCATCATCGTCTACACACCTTCGTGTACTGATGCTGGCGGGCATCTCGATTCCTCCGTCCTCATTTTGAAATCCTTCGTTTACTTGAAAGACTGCCTTTCTCATCACTGGAGTCTTAAATTGAAATGCGCTCGACTGCATATGTCTTTCACCTCAGTTTTATGCACAATCTTGAAACTCCGCCTCATGATACGAGAGGTTTGCAGGGCATTGTTCCGAATAGAAGTCCCGTTTCCCGCTCCATCTCTCACTGTGCAGCGGAAAGTACTCAATCGGTTTGAGCCTAGCTATGCCCCTGTAAGGGAGAGAACACTCCCTGGAACAAGGAGAATATATGTCAGTAAATACCGATTTCTCAGGCACCACAGGACTGAGAATTACGCCTTCTTCTGTTTCTTCTATAGAAAGCATTCTGTCGATTTCCTGTAAAAAGGCATCTCTGCGGGTGGCTGCAACCGGGTCTGGAGCTTTAAGCTGCTTACGGAAACACTCGCTCTCATTCCGGTTTAGCACAATCTTTCCGCTTTCATAGAACGGCATACCATTCCCTCCTTTTCACTTCAATCGAGCAAGCTGTCACAGTACGCTTTAAGCGTTTCTGCGTCGCAAAAATCCATGTACATAGCAACTGTTTCCGTATTCCTGTTCAACTCTGCATCTTCGTACACTTTAAAGCCCCGATTCTGATACCAAGAGACCTTTTCTCTCAATGCGTCCAATGCCAAAAATCGAATAGGTATCGACGTGCTATATTTATTCGCCCATTTGGTAATATATTCTAATACAGCCGTTCCATTACCGCGATTTTGATATTTTAAATCAATCGCCAGATAGTCAACTTTAACCGCAGAATACTTGTTCTCAACAGAATCTACATTATAATCTTCATCTTCATAATCGAAAGTCGCAATACTGACCCTATAATGCCCGATTACGGCATCCTCTATACAGATCTCATAAGCATACGCCTGTTTTAATAACGACAAATAATATCCGTCTCTAATCTTTTTGTTGATGCTCCCATTTCCGCAGTTGAAGCCCTCCAGGTCAGGCTCCGCCTGAACTCTTTTAATCAAAAGTCTGTCCACTACAAACACCCGGCACTTTTTCTAAACTGGCTCTTTTCTGCTTGTTGTTTATTATCTTACAACAAAACATTCCAGTTTGTCTATTGCCTTTTAACACAAAAATAAAAAGGTGGGCTCTCCTGCTGTATCCCGCAACAAGTTTGCCCACCCAAGCACGCATATGTTTTACAATCTCACAGAACATCAGATGTGGATCTTTACCACCAGCCCCAGCCGTGCCATGGGGCATCGCTGATGGTGTCCTCATCGTATCCCGCCGCGTAATAGTATTTATCCTTCACCTCGTCGCTTACATTCATCTGGTCGATCACATTGAGAACTTTTTTCTTTTTAGAGCCCGGTATGGTTTTTCCATTCTCGTCCTTGTCGCCCTCAATGTCCACAGTGGCCGCACGGAACAAAATGTAATCTTCCGGGGATAGGTCGCTCTGCGCAGCCGTTTTTACCCATCCGTCCAGCCTGTAGCTGCTGATCTCAGACTTTGTGGTCTTGTCCGCATACTCATAAACGCTGTCAATTACAAACGCCTTATCGGTATCGCTCATGCTCCGGTACGTCGGGTTGTCTATGATGTTCCCCAGCATTTCAAACTGCATCTGCCCCCGCTTGGTGGCGTACTGCTCGTATTTCTCCTTGCTTAGGTCAATCCGCTCCCCGTCCACGGTGATGTAGCGTTCCGGGCGGCTTGGTACAACGGTCTTGTCTCCCGTCTGGTCATAAATCATCTGTATCTCCTCGTCCACCGACGTCACCTGCTTGTTGGAGGTATAGGCCGGATTGAGGAAATTGTTTGCCATGCGCAGCCAGAGGGGCCCGCTGCTGTCCTCCCTGCCCCATGCGTCGATGTAGGGCATCTGCTGGTAGTCCCATCCGGGTATCCTGGCGCTGGCCCGGCCAATGGCATACTGGAGATCGGTTGGCAGCCGCAGGTTCTTGTCGGTGTAGGTGGTCATGCGCACGTCCTCGGCGGAGCGCTCAATCTGTCCGCCAAAGGTGGGGATTGGCTGCGTGAAGTAGCTGACCAGCGCGGAGGAGACCAACGCCCCCAGCTTGTTCTCCGAGAAAGAAACACTGTCAATTACATCGTTGAGGGACTGGAGCATGGACAGCTCCAGCATGGGGTCGGAGATGGACTTCAGGGCGGTGGAAATGCTCTCCGCCGTGTTTCCCCCCTGTCCCATGGAGTCCATCAGCTCCACGCCCATGAAGAAGGGCAGGGCCTCCGGGGCCAGCCAGTCCAGCGTGACATTCCCGCCGCCGGGCAGGTTCAGCGCGTAATTCTGTACGCCCGTCAGGTCGTTGATGGCGTCCTGCCCCTCGTCGTCCCCGCCGCCGCTGGTGACAATCCCCTGGGCGAACAGGTACGCGCCCAGCGCCATGAGCCCCGAGCCGGTGAGTCCGGAGGCGATGTGGTCGATGGCCTCCGCTCCCGTCATCCCGCCGCGCTTTACCTGTATCAGATCGTAGGTCAGGGCCTTTGCCAGCCCGGCCGGGCTGTACTCCATGCCCCGCACCAGGATATTGGCCGGGGTGCGCTTGAAGGGCAGTACGGCCTCACCGGCGGGCCCTAGGGCGCGGGCGATCTGCACCACCTTATCCGATACCATATTCCGATCCTGATAGGTGGCTTTCAGCGCCTCCCGTCCCGCGTAGTCCCGCGCCCGGCTGAGAATCTGTGCGTCCACCGTGTTGTTCCGCATCTGCTCCGCTGTCACGCCGTTGGATTGGAGATAGCCGGCCAAAGCGTCGGCGTAGGTGATACGCTTGAAAATGGCGTCCTCCGCCTCCAGGGCCCAGGAGTTTATCTTGCGGCCCGCCTCCAGAGGGGCGGTTCGGAAAATACGGCGGCGGCTGTTGATTTCCGTTCGAATGTCGTCATACTTGTTCCCGGAAAGCACGTCCTGCGCGTTTGCCCAATCGGCCCACGCAGCCTTATAGAGCGCGGGATTGGCCGCGAACGACTTGGTGCGTCCCAGCCTTCCGCCACTGACCTTGGAGACCCCCGCCTCGATGGTTGCCGCCACCCGGTCCTTTGTCCAGCGCAGCGGCTGGAATCCGACGTTGCCCACGATGTTTCGGATGTGCGTCCTTGGGTTAAAGAGCATCGCCATATACCGCCAGGCGTTCCACTTATCCTTCCATTTGGCGGGCACCTGGTCAGCCACGTTCTGATAGATTTTGTCCAGCACCTCGTCCCGGCCCGCCTGGGCGGTCTGCTGGTTGAACTCCTCAATCAACGACGGGTCAATGGTGATATCCAAATCCTTGTAGTTTTTCTGGATGGTCTTTTCGAGCTCGCTCACCACGCGCTTGGCGGCGTAGAGCTGGTCACTGGGAGCCAGCTTGCGCAGGATGGAGGCCGCCTGTACCGCCTGCCCGGCGGTGGTCTCCATCTGCGCGTAGAGGGAAAGCAACTCCGCCGTGGCCTTCCCGTCTCCCGCGTTGGCGGCGTTGATAAGGAGCTGCTGGCCCAGGGTAGCGATGTCTTTGGACACGACGCCCTTGCGTACCTGGGCAGAAAACTCCTCCAGCGCCCTTTGATAGCCCTTCTCCTCAATCGTCCGCACCGCCCGGTCAGTGGAAGCCAGGTCGCTCCGGCGGTCATAGGACAACTCCCCGCGCAGCACCATGTTCTGGATGTCCCCCACCACCTCGTCAGGGATGGCTTTTGCACCCATGGCGGTGGAGGCGGTCTTGCGGATGCGGCGGCCCTGAGGATCTGTGGTCGGCACGTCCACCGGACGGGCCGCGTTGGCCCCTTCGGGGAAGAACTCGCTCCTGGTGCCCTGGAACTCCGACCATGGGTCGAAGCCCTTCCGCGCCGCGCCCACCGAGCTCTCCGGGCCTGTCTCAAAGGCAGGCCCAGGCCCCTCCCTGGGCGTATCCTGTGTTTCACCGCGATCGCCCTGCTGTAGGTTGACATCCTGCCCGCCAGGGAGTATACTAATATTAGAAGAACTTTGCGGCGGTTCGCCTTGGGCGTTAATCACAGGGGCGAGACCCTCTTGGGTCTCGAGCATTGTGTCCCGTGTCGTGCGAGTTCTTCTTTTGTATAATGTGTCAGTTTGCAGGAGCTGTTTTCCGTCCGATATTCCCTGAATTGTAATGTAGTAATCGCCCATCTGTTTTTCAAATATGATCGCAGTCCTTCCTTTGCCATCCATTTCCTCGGAAGTATATATGCGGTCAGGGGACGCTAAAATTTCTGGGATTCTCGCAATGTCGTTCGGAGTAATTGCGATTTGTCCTCTACTTCGTTCTGTCGCTGCATCTCCGTGGTTTTTCATAATGTGACGGACATCATCGCCATTCATCATGACGCCAAACCCTTTCAAATCCAAGCCAGTATCTTCATGGATTTTCTGTGCGACAGGATCTGGGACTCTACCAAGATAGGCGCGGTCTGTATTTTGCTTGTTTATAAGCGCATTTTTCACAAACGAAACTGCATCCTTAAATGTGGAAACAATTTTATTCTTTTTCCCGCTGGACAGATTGATCCGTTCCCGTTCAGTCAGAGAGGTCAGTCCGTTTTCATTCACCGCCTCCTCCGTGGGGGCGGTCTTTTTTGTCCCTTCCGATGCTGTCCCTCGGTACTCCCGAGAGCCGGGCAGATAGGCCCGCTTCCCGGCCAGCGCCTCTTCCCCGGTGGGGAGCATTGTGGTGAGCGGGTTGTCCGCCACATCCCGGTAAGCAGGCGCGCCCACCGAGCTCTCCGGGCCCTGCGCCTGGGTCGGCCCGGCGCCGGTCTGGTTCTCCACCGGCTGCCTCGCACCCTCCATGATAGTATCCAGCTCTTGGATGTACGCATCGTAATCCTGGAACACTCCGGCGAACTGTGCCCGCGCGTTCTCCGGATCTGCTTTGTAGTAGCCCCAGACCAGGGCATTGAGTTCGTCATAAACGGTGTCCAGCTCTTCCATGGACAGATCAAACAATGTCTTTCCTGGATATCTGCTTTCAATTACAACGTCCAGAACCCCAGTCGGATCTCCTGTATATGCTATACGTTCACCTACCGTATCCACAAAGCTGCGGTAAGCTTCATTGCCGCGCTGTTTTAGTGCATGGATAATCTCGTGGTTAGGGACAACGGCGGACAACTCCTCCGGGATGGCATCCGAAAGATAAATTACTCCATCCGATGTAAGTCCGAGCGTATTCGGCCTGTGTGCTTTTATGACACTATCCTCTACAACAACCGCATCAGGTGTATAGGCTTTTGCCTGTCCAAGCGCACGATTTACAGCAGGTGAAGAAGGGTTTTCGACTATGTGCCCCCTGGCCCATTCTCCGATTCTTGCTTGCCCCGCTGCGCCGCTTTCTCCACGGTATACTGCTCCAGCCGTTTCCGGTATCTGTCCATCTCTTCCGCCGTGTATACCCGCTTCTTCGGCTTGAAGCCGTATAGTCCCTCCACGACCTGTTCCCAGGTCAGATGCTTGTCTTCGCTCATGCGTTACGCCTCCGTCTGCCCATTCAGCCGTTTCTCGGTTCTCTCTTCCATCAGTTTGTGAAGATGCTCTTTCTCCTCCAGTGTAAGTTCTCTGACCTCCGCCCCGTACATCTGTTGCATAAACTCCTTGAAGTTCGCGAGCTGTCGCTTCTCCTCCGCCATCATTCACGCCTCCTGTCCGAATATTTTGTGTGCCTCCATCATAGCCCGCCCCGGCTGGATTGTCAACGGCGCTGCGCTGGTAGGCGGGGGAGCCGGGCAGAAAGAGGCCGCTTTTGGCTTCTTCGGCCGTCGGTAAGGTAACGGCCAGCGGATTGCCGCTGGCGTACCGGGCCATGTTCTGGCCTGCCTGGATATTGGCGGTGGCTCTCCGGGCAATGTCCTCGTTGCTCCCGATAGCCCTCCGGGTGGTTCTGATGTCGGATGCCGCATTGGAAATCGCCCCCGGCAGCTCCAGGCCGCCCTGGAGCACTCCGGCGGCCACCGCGCCCATGAGCGCACTCTGCCCGATCTCTCCCAGCGTGGCGTTGGGGGCGTCCGGGTCATAAATGGCCCGTTGCAAATAGGGTGTGAGGGCGGTGGAAAGGGCCTCCTCGCCGCCCTCGCCCGCAATACCCAGGGCCCGGCTGACCAGGGGGCTGGCCTTGACTGCCTCGGCAATCTGCTCCACCTTGCCGCCGCCCAGGCCGGGGATGCCGCCCGCGATGCCCTCAATGGCGGTCTCCAGGGCCCCGGAGGCCGCGCCGAAGGCCAGGGCCTGCCCGGATGTCGCCCCCTCCGCTTTGGCCTGGCTGGCCGCGTTGCCCGCCGCCTGGAGGCCGAACAGCGCCCGGCCCACGTTCTCCCCGCGGGAAATCGCCTGGGCGGCGTTGAGCCCCTTCCCTGCTGCGGACACGGCCTTGGACGCGCCGATACCGGGGAGCATCTGCACGATGGCCTGTCCGATGCCAGTTACATTCTCCGCCCCCTGACTGGGGCGGTATCGCTCACGGATGCTCTCCTCATAGTCCCGCGTGACGCTGTTCTCCAGGAAGGCGTCGGCGTTCCGCCCGGCCCACTCCGATACCGGATTGGGAGCCAGGCCACCAAGAGAACTAATCCCTTGCACTCCCTTATAGAAGCCGCTGCCGATGAAGTCCGTAACGCCCTCACCTGCACCGAGCAGGGCGGCGGCCGCCCGCTCGCTACCATACAGGAACGGGGAGCCCTCCACGCTCACCCCACCCGCCAGGAAGCCCCTCTCTCCCGCTTTGGGCAGGGTCAGGGCTTTCCCCTTGCTCTCAGGCAGCGCGGCGGGCGGGGCGGATTTTACCGTCCGCTGCGCCGGAGCGGGCCCCGCGCCGCCTGCGGCACTCTCCGTCTCCTGACTTTGCCCAATCTGGCGCAGATGATTCAGCCTTTCATATACCGACGCTTCGCTGCTTTCCCCACGCAGGCGGTTCAAACGCTCCTGGATACTCGCCATATTCCAGCCTCCTTATACTCCGAGCACCCCAAGGAGATAGCTCGCATCCTGTTCCGTGATGCTTCCATTTCTCAGGGCTGTTTCAATCCGGTCTGCAAATACCTCGGCAACATTGGAAGATGTGCCAGGATTCACATGCTGGTAACTATTGAGGATGTTCTGTGCCGCCGGAGAAAGACCGCTGCTGCTCTTGTTAACCTGTTGTGTCGTGCCCGGCCACATATTGATTATGCCAGCCCCACCTTGGAGCAGACTATTTTGAAGTTGCTGTGCATAGGGGTTAAGCTGTGTCCCACCAGAGTCTCCGCTAGTGTTGTCCTCCGGCCATGCTTCTCCCATATAATACTGCCATGCGGCTTTGACCGTCGGCGTAATCTGCTTCTTTTCAATAGCATCCATCATCTGAGTGTAAGTCAGAACAGGCTTTTCAGTGCCGCTGGTGCCGCTGGATCGCCCGCTCCGGGAAGAACCGCTCCCGCCGCTGCTCCTGGGCGGATTGGCCGCAAGTTCAAACTGTGCCAGCGCGCCGGGGTTGACGTTCACGCCCAGCTCACGCAGGCCGGAGAAATCGCCGTACTGCGCTTGCAGGAGGGCCAGATTATACCGGCGATCATAATCCGTCGGATTATTGGAGGTGTCGATCCCAAGCCCATTCAGGCCGCTGTAATCCCCATATTGCGCGCCGAGCTGCGCAAGAGTAAGTTGCCGCTCTATCTCTGCCGGAATGTTGCTAGTGTCCCAGCCCAGACTTTCATATCCACCGTAGTCGCCCATTTCCGCCCGCAGAACCGCCTCGTTCAGCGCATCGGTACGCCGCTGGTTCTGAGACGACAGCTCATCCAGGAACTGCCCGTAGCTGAAATTGCGGTCGGTGTTGTACTGGTTGAGCTGGTTAAGGTATTTGTCGTAGTCGCTTTGTTCCGCCCCCTGGACAACCCCAAGGTTGCTCAAATCCATGTTGTAGTCGTTCAGATACTGGTTGTAGGCCAGTTGGTAGAGGTCGGGAATCTTGTCGGTCAACTGTGCCGCGTAGTAGTTGGACGCCTGGTTGGCGGCGGCGTTGGCATAGGAGGAGGGGATTCCGCCGGAGGCGGCCGCCGCCGCGCCCAGGGCGTCCGCCGTGGCCCGCTGGCCCTCCCTGGTATACTGCTTGCGGTAGTTCTGGTAGAGGGGGTCGGTGGCCGGGTCGTAGGAGAAGTCCGGCCGATCCAGAAGCCCCGCGATCAAATCCTGTATGGTGTCGTCATAGCGGCTTTCATAGGTGGGGGCCGCCTCATACTCGAAGTTCCGGGGCGACATGGGGTCAAGGACAAAGCTGCCGCCATTCCCGCCCCCGGTGTATCCACCCCAGGAGCTGCGCAGGGCGTCCGCCTGCCGGTGGGCCGCAGCCCTCGCTTCGTCGGTGGTGGCGTTCCGGTAGTCCTGCTTGGTTTTCAGGATGGACATGCCGAAATCCGGGTTCTGCTGGGCCATCGAGAGGTCGGCCTGGGAGAACTGGCCCCAAAGCCCGCTGTCCTGCGCCGACTTCCGGAACTGGTCATAGGTATATCTGCTTTTTGCCATAGGGTTCTCCTTTCTTATTGCCGCCCCGGCCTGCTCTTGAGCTCGCTGCCGGAATAGCTCTCCCGCACCAGGGAATAGAGCCGCCACCCGCCGGTGCCGGAAAAGCGGATGCGGAAGTGGTCGCTTCTGCGGGGGATGATGGGCAGGTAGAAGCTCCACTTCACCGTGGCGGAGAGGGTGGTCACCTCCCGCCACTCCCCGTCGCTGTCAAACTGCATTTCGATTTTGACCGACGCCCCGGCGTCCAGCTCCATGCGTACCTGGAGCTTGGCGGTGCCCTTTTTGTTGGCGTCGCCCTCGGTAAAGTCGGCAAACTCCGCCATGCTCTCCACCACGCCCTCCGGCGTTGCGTCCTCCGGTACGGTGCGGGTGTTCCCGTTGAGCCACAGCCTGCCGTCCGCCCCCAGGAAGTACAGCTCCGTGTCCCACCCGAAACCCACGGCCTCCAGGCTGTCCTCCTTGTGCCAAACGCCCTTTTGGGTGTCGTAGACAAAGAGGGTGTGCCCGCCTGTGCTGTCCTCCAGGGAGACGTAATACTTCACCCCGTCGCTGCCCGCCACGCCGTTGCGGTAGCGGTCTGTCCCGAAGGGGTCGGCGACGCTCTGCGGGATACCGCCGGAGTAGGCCACCACCCCCACCCGGCTCAGATAGTACAGCGTCTCCCCCGCAATGGCGAGACTGGCATGGCTGCCCGCCTCTACCCCAAGGGACGCGCTGCTCATTACCTGGAAGTTGCTGGGCTTGTCCCCGTAGACCTTGTAAATCTGTTCCTCTTTGAAGAACACCGGGTAGCCCCGATAGGCAAAGCACCCGGTAAAGTCCCCGGCGCTGCCCACGTCCACCGCGTAGGAATCGGTGCTCACCCCGTCGAACACATTCCAGTTGAATGGATCGCCCAGCTTGGAGGCGTAGATGGTGTCGCCCTTGCAGCCCCACAGGCGGTTCTCGTTCTCGCACAGGAAGTCCAGCTCGGGCACCTCCCGCCTGACCGTCAGCTCCTCCGTGTCGCCGCCCTTGTTGATGGTGAAGGAGTTTTCATAGAACCGCAGATTGTCCCCATCAATCTCCCGGATGACAATGGTCTGGTTGTTGCTCTCGTGGGTCTTTGCCCCGGATATGGTCACCGCGTCCCCCACCTTGAAGATGGAATCCCAGTCGGCCCCGGAGGCGTAGATGGTGTTGGCCTCGGCCTCCTCCTCCGCGTAGGTGCCGTCCTGAATTTTCGCGCTCCCGCTCCAGCCCGCCTCCAGGCTGCCGAACTCCCCCGTCAGGCGGTCGTAATACGCCTTGTCGGGCAGGATGATGATGTAGGCCCCCAGGGCGGCAAACTGCTTGCGCCCGTCCGCAACGTCGCCCTTTTTCTCTCCCCCGGCGTAGAAGCCCGTGCCGTCCACCCAGTACAGCCCGTCCTTTGCATACAGGCCGTTGGGCTTTGCCAGGGTCTCCACCAGATACCGGGGCCGCCGTGCGGAGAGCAGCGGGGCGAGGTCGCTGGTCAGGTTCTTCATGTCCCAAAGCGTCCCGTCTCCGGCGGCCAGCCGGTGGTCATAGCCTCCGAAGCGGGTCTGCCCATACTTGCGGATGCCGTCGGCGTGTACCATATCCGGGAGCATGCTCACTCCTCCTTCGCGTCCCCGCCGGGCTCCGTATCGCCGGACTGCTGGGAAGCCATCAGCTCCAGGGCCCGGCGCAGCGCCATCCGGCAGGCCGCGACCACGTCCACCGCGTCGCCCCGCACCGGAAGGGCCGCCAGCAAATTGTAGGCGTTATTGATTTCGTTCCGCGCGTCGTTCATACTTGTGCCTCCTTAGTCAAATTGAATTGAGAGAGTCCATCAGATCCAGGAAAATGCTCGCCCGCATCAGGTCGCCCCTGGCCGGGGCGCGGGGGGTAGAAACGGGCGGGTCCATCGCCCGGATCGCGTAGACCGCGTGCTCCACGATTTCAGCGGTAATCGGATCTCCGGAATAGGCCCGTTCAAAGGCCCCGTACTCCGGTAGTCCCACATAAAGTCGGAAATCGTTGATTCGGTTGCAGAACTGGTTCCACTCATAGGCGGAGATCCGCACCGGACGCCCGGCCCGGATTACAGAAGACCAGTCCCAGTCGTCCGGCCTCTGCGCCGCCGGGCTTTCCACCGTAACCGTACCGGAACCGGCCGGCCAGTACGTTCCATCCTTGACCCGCGTGTAGCCCCAAAAATCGTAGGTGCCGGGGTCGTAGCCCACCCACCGCCGGGCTGTGGAGGTGGAGCCCCCGGAGGCGGGGGCCCGCACACTGTCCACTACACCTGAAATACTGCTGGATGAGTGCGTAAACTGATACTTTGTGATGCCAGCCTCCACATAGCCGTTGGCCTGGTTAAAGGCAGAGCCCAGCCCCGTAATCCTCCAGCCAAACTCTTCCTCACCGTCGCTCAGGCTCAAACTTGCCATACTTCCGCCTCCTATGCGAACACGGCTTCCACGTCCAGCCCGTACACATTTGCGTTGCTGAAATCGACGCTGCCGCGTACAGTGGTGGACAGAAAATCCCACGTCGCCAAAGCGCCCGCAGGGGAGGAGAAATCGACGGATGGGGCGCTGCCTGCGAAATAGGAAATCTCCAGCATGTGGTATAGACTACCGTTATACTGACCATACATATTGAAGCTGCCGCCGCCCACCGCCTGCGGGTATACGCTGAACTCGTTGGCCTTGATGGTGGGGCTTCGGATCTCCGTGGAATCAATATAAGTCGATTTGATGTAATTGGGCAGCCGGTTTTTGTCGGCGATATCATAGGCATCCTGCGCGGTCTGCTCCACATGATCGAAGTCGTCCTGCAACCGGGAGCTGAAATCGTTGAATGTAATATGCCCGGACAGGTTTAGGTTTGTGGCGTCAATCTGCCCACCGTCGATGGTGAGGGTGTCCCCTGCCGCGTTGGTGATGGTCACCCCATTGGGAGCGATGCGCAGGGTTTGGCTTAGACCGGTCTCAAGGTCGCTGACCGACTGCGTGATGCCGTTCACGGTTACCGTGATGCGGGACAGGTCCCCCTCCGCGTTTGTCAACCGCACCTCCAGCGCCTTGGACGACTGCTGCAATGTGGAGACGTTCCCCTCCAGGTCGCTCACCTGGCTGGTCAAACTGGTGGAGGTTTGCTGTAGAACCGAAATGTTTCCCTCCGCATCCGTCATGCGGGAAATCAACTGCTCCGCGGTCACCGTCAGAGAGGACAGGTTTCCCTCCACGTCCTTGAGCTGGATATAAACCGGCTCCGTAATCAGGCCCGCAATCTCCTGAAAGGCGGTGTCGTTGAAGTTTTCCCGCCCAAGATTCGCCATTGAGTAGCGAAGCTGCTCCAGCAGCATGTATAGGTAATCGCTCACCATGCGGAACTTCTCATCCGTGCTCTGGTTCCCCATTAAATCCGGAAACCCGGTGTCCGCGCTCAGCAGATTACTCGGCATGTAATCACCCCACGATCTGGGCCAACAGATAGCCCACCACACCCGTAATGATAGCCGCCACAACTGCCTCCCACCGCTTGGACGGCTTCTCTTTCAAGGCGTTCAGGTCGGCCGACATTGAGGACAGCCGGTCGATGATATTGCCATACTGTGTGGTAACCGTGGCCATACCACGTTCCAGCTCACCCAGCCGATCATAGATTTTTTCGCGCGCAAGTGAGCTATGCTGCTTCTGTGCCTCTAACGCCCGCTCCAGTGCCTCCACGCGGGCGATGGACACACAATTTACCCCATTGATAGGGCAATCGTTTTCGGGCATACTCAGCCCTCCCTGTCGTCCTTTGGCTTGTGGTAGGTGAGGGCCTGTGCGCTATCCCCCAGCCCTTTAGTGGTTGGGTCGGTGGTAACACCCACCAGGGCCAGCACGCCAAATACGGCCGTGACCAGGGCAGTGAGCGCCTGCTGCCAGCTCCCGGCCTCGGCGGTGATGTCCACCCCAAAGAGCTGTGCCATACCCACCGCAAACGCGCCGAGCACGCCGATGAGCCCCGTCCAGAACGCGGGGCTCTTCAGTCTGACTTTCCAGTTGATCATGTCATGTACCTTCCTTTCTCAAAGCGAGGCCGCCCACTTGATGATGAGTGCCTGCACGTTTGCGGCGGAGTATACCCCGCCCTTCCAGTAATCCGGGCTGTTAATAAGCCCAGCGGCAGCCAGCTTGTCCACAGCGGCACCCAGTTCGGACACACCGGCCGTCTTTCCCCGGCACAGAGCCAAGAAGCCCTCCCAGGCCCCGGTGGTGGCCCGGATGGTCTTGGGGCAGTCCTTGCCGTTCCAGTGGGCATGCTGCACCACTCGGTCGATGGGGATACCGTGCTCCTCCATGAGCTGGCGCACCAGGCTGGCGGCATTGGCCTGAGCCTGGGCAAAATCGCCCCCGGCGTTGACGCAGATCTCGATGCCGATGCTGGTGGCGTTGCCCGGCCCGTCCTTGCCGTCCCCGGCATGGTAGGCCGTCTCGTAGTCGGGCAGGTGCTGGACAATGGCGTGGTCGTCCACGGTGTAGTGCCAGCTCACCAGAGCATCCTCCCCGGCGGCGCTGTCCAGATAGGCCCCGTGGGCCGCGGCGTCAGCGCCCTTAGCCGTGTTGCCGGTCTCATGGATGGTGATGTAGGTGTCCGGGTTGGTGTCCCTGCCCGGCCGGTTTTCACGCCCATCGGAGATGATATGCTCCTGGATGGCGAGGCCCGTGTCAGTGGCCCTCTGAGGGCCCTCCACGGCCTCCAGATAGGCCAGGGACACCCAGCCCTTGGTCGTCCTGCCCCAGCCGTCCCGGACCTCCAGCACGTCCACCACCGTGCCCATGGGGTACGCCCCCACCTTGCCGTAACTGGTGCCGGGGCCGCTTCGGATGTTGACGCCGATGCTGGGCGTCACTTTGTACTTGCCCATACTCTCCTCCTTGTCCGGCGGTGCCTGCCCCGCCTGCTTGAGATACACGCAAATCCAGTTGTGCACCTTGCGGCTGGCGGTGATGCGCTCTCCGCCAAAGTCGCACTGGCTGGAGCCGCCCCCATCCAGCATAACGGCGGAGGCCCAGCCCAGCCCGGCCAGCTCGTCCCGCAGAGTTTCCGGCGTGGCTGCGTCTCCGGTCCCATCGCCAGAGCAATAGAGGGCCAGACTGCCACCACGCAGGCCAATGGCGCTGCGCCCCCTCTTGCCTCCCTGGGCTGATCCGTAGGAGGGCTTATCCACCGGCTTACCGGAGGTAACGAGGGCGGTCACAGCGATAAAGTTGGCCGCTCCCTCGTACCCGGAGGTCATGTGGATGTCCGGGCCCTTGTCCCAGGCGTAGCCCATCGGACGCCAGGGCGTGCCGGAGAGCATCGCCCCGCCCACCTTAAGCAGCGGGCAGGGGGTGCCGTCTGGGTTCCACATGCCGCCATTGAGCACGTAATGAGCCTTTGTTTCAGCCTTGACCTGAGAGAGCGTCTTGCGGCAGTTGGTGACTCTCAGCTCAATCCGCTCCACGGACGAGAGCGGGACATATGTAATGAGCTTACTCATTTGATTCACATCCTTTTATCCAGCGATCCCGCTGTTGATTACTGTTCCGGGGCCAGTAGCCCGGCCAGCTCCTGGTACTCCTCCGGGGTGAGCCGGTCGGCGGCGAGATAGACATCCATCTTGTCCTGGAGGCCGTCGGTGCGGCCCCGGTCAATAAGCAGCTTGCAGAGATTAAATACCGTGTTCATGTCCTTCCCCTTCCTCAAACAGCATTGGTGGTGATTTCCAACATACAAAGTCGTTCCTCGTGCTCGGACAGCATGTCCAGAGTGATGTCCTCTGCGAGGGGCGGCTGGGGTTCCGGCTCCGGCTCTGGAGGCCGCTCAGTAGGCGTGATGCCCACCAGCTTGTCCCCCTCAATCTGGAGGTCACACCAGCCATAGGTCGCCCACACCGCGTCATGGAGGTGGGCGGGCACCTCTATGTAGTCATCCAGCCAGCAGGCGCTCCGCCCGCTCTGGCTCTGGATCGGGTGCTGGCCGGTCTCCAGCGGGTCAATTTGGATGATGGTCATATTTAATTCACCTCTTATCTCTAAACTATGGCGTAGTAGTAATATACAGTTCCAGATGCATTAAGTTGTTCACTTGTCGCATCAGGTGTGGTAAGGTCAAAATACCAACTGAAAGTTTTTCCATCCGTTGATTTTTTACCGTAAGAATCTCTTGAGGAATAACGGTAGCCAAAACCAAAACTAATGCCTTTTGTATACTCAGTAGGGATAATACTGCTATGAATAATATTAGAAGTCTCGCCATTTCCATAACCGTCGATACTCTTATAGTAATTATTTGATTGCATACCATAAATACAGAGTATTTTAAAGGGTTCGGCTAAGGTTATTTGATTAGGGTTGCTTTTACCTGTTTTTCCTGTCCCCACATAGCTCCCCAAAATAACCCTCGCCCCCGCGTGCTCGTCCACATAGCGCTTGTTGACGGCGTGGTTTTCATTCGTCGGAGGCCCGCTTAAAGTAATCGCCCCTGCCATCGTGCCGCCAGCCAGCGGCAAGAATGGAGCACTTTGCATACCAGCCAGAGCGGTGTTAAACTCCTCTTCGGTTCCGGTATATCCTTTCTCTTTTGCCGCCTGATAGGCGGACTTTCCAGGTGCACCATCCTTGCCGTCTGCCCCTGGAGCTCCGTCTTTGCCAGGCAGTCCCACCCCGGCAACTTTTTTGCCGTTTACAACGATAGCCATGTTACACCTCCACCCATTGCCACATGCCGATGCTGGCGACCGCGGTGGTGTACTTGTCAAAGTCGATTCTTTTCATACTGATTCGTCACTTCCTCTTTCTTAGAAGGCTTGCCTATTCTCTTCCAGGATGCTATAATGACTTCGCGGACCAACATTTTTACCCCCTCACCTTTCATTGGTCCATGCCACCCCCTCCGACGGGGGTGGCTTTTTATGTCTCCAAGAAGGTGGTGCGTGTAGTTATCTACTTTAGTTGATGCTCCCGCCGCTGTGCATACCACCTGAGCTAAAAATCAGAAAATCTCCTGTTATTCGGTATGTCTGGCCGCCATCAGAGGATGTGCCAAGTGCCTCCGCTCCACCCTCTACAGCGATTTTCCCTCCTGCCGATAGAGGGGTAATTAAGAGAATCGCCCCTTTAGGGCAGCGCATATTCCCAATCTCAGGGAGTCCGTCCCCTTCTAGCGACAGATAGTAGGTCTTACCCGTTGAGTAGGCTAATGGCCCATCTACCCGTACTGGGTGGCCCAGCTTACAGGTAACCTGTACGTCACCGTCCGATACCGCCAAAGCATTCGGCGGGGTGAGGCGCGTGATATATCCCGCATATTGACGAAATGGGAGCCCCGCGGCCACAGTCCCCCCCTGCGCCTCAATTGCTTTCCGAATTGCCTCTTTCGTCTCCTGTAAATAGGTTAGCTTATCCACAGCAGTGCCCACATCACACCACCTCCCCGTTGATGGCATCCAGCATGGCATTGATGTCACCAACCAAGCCATCCACATACTGCTTGTTGGCGGCGTGGTTTTCGCTGGTCGGCAGCCCGCTTAAAGTGAGCGGACCCGTCATTGTCCCGCCAGTCAAAGGGAGGTATTCGCCTCCGCCCTTCCCCGCCAGCTCGTCTATGGCCTCTTGTACGTTGGTAGCCTCCAGGCCGCTGCCTGTGTTGCTGTAGCCCACATATTCGGCGGAGAGGTCGCCGCCCTCTCCGTCTTCTGTCACCTCAATGGTGTAGGGGCCGTCGCCAAGGCTCTCCCCCATCTGCATCGTGCCGCCGCCGGGAACAGTGACGGCATCCGGTGTATCCAATGTCAGAGTGTTTCCCTGTTGAGCCGCTTTCACCCGTGTGCCGCCCTGAATGGTCAGAGCGTTTACACCGTTTATTGTTGCATCCTTACCGGGTGCCCCATCTGCTCCGGCCGGGCCAGCGGGCCCATCTTGTCCCGGATCCCCCTTCGGGCCGGTCGGCCCAGCAGGCCCTTCCGGGCCCTGTGGGCCTTGTGCTCCATCCACACCGGCCTCTCCGGGATCACCTTTTGGCCCCTGGGGGCCCGTGGGGCCAGCCGGGCCAGCAGGCCCCTGTTCGCCCGGTGCCCCGGCTGGGCCGGGGGAACCTGGCGCGCCGTCTGCTCCGGCGGGGCCTGTCAGCTCTCCGGATTCATACTTCTCCTGGAAGGTCTGTCCGTCGGTGAAGGTAACCAGGTTGGCGGTGTAATCTCCCTTGGCCGGTTTCACCGCTCCTGTCCGGTTGTTGAAGGAGGTCACCCCGCCGCCCGCCGCGTCCTGGGCCCGTGCAGACCAGTATTTGGCGTTGTTGGTGTCCTCCCCTTCCCGCGTTCCGGTTCCGCCCACCGCCCAGCTCTCCGCCTCCGTGGCGGATGCCGCGGCATTTTCCTCCGCCTGACCGATGGACGCGGCGCTGGCGGCAGCCGCTTCCGCGCTCTTCTCTGCTGCGGCAGCCTTTTGCCCGGCCAGCTCCGCGCTGGCCGCAGCCTCTCCGGCGGAATCACTTGCATTTCCAGCCGCCGCCTCTGCGCCGTTCTTGGCGCTGACTGCGGTTTCCTTCGCACTCACCGCCGTCTCCGAAGCCGTGACCGCGGAATCTCTCGCCGCCTCTGCGGCTGTCTTTGCGGATTCCGCCGCCGTCCGTGCAGTCTCCGCCTTGCCCTGGGCCATAACCGCAGCGTCTCTGGAGGCCGCCGCCCCCTCTGCGCTCTTGCCTGCCTGGGCCGCGCTTTCGGAAGCCTGGGATGCACTTCCCGCCGCCGCTGCCGCGCTCGCGCCTGCATCTTCCGCTTTTTGCGACGCCGTGGAGGCGCTGCCCGCTGCTGCCAATGCGCTTTCCTCTGCGGCATCTGCATCTCCGGCCGCCTGGGCCGCGGCCGCCTCTGCCGCCTTGCGCGCGGCTTCTGCCGCTGTGGCCGAATCCGATACCGCCTTTTGAGCAGCTTCCGCTGCCTCCGCGCTTTTCGCCGCATCTTCTGCGCTGCCCGCCGCCGCCGCGGCGCTGTCCACGGCCTTCCCTGCTTCCTGCCGCGCCGTGGCGGCGCTCTCCTGGGCAGAAGCCGCCGATTCCTGCGCTTCGCTCTTTGCTGCCTCTGCGGCGTCTCTCGCGCTCTCCGCTCCCGTCTTCGCGGCTGCGGCATTCTGCGCATCCTGCGCCGCAGCCGCGGCGCTCTTTCCTGCGGCTGCCGCCTGCTCAGCCGCAGAGGCCGCGGCGGTTTCCGCACCCGTCCGGGCCGACTCGGCGGCTTCCTGCGCCGCTTCCGCACCCGCCTGTGCTGTTTCCGCCGCCTCCTTTGCGGCGGTAGCCTGTTCGAGCACCTCTGTGACGACCTCTCCCTGGAGCGCATTGATATCCATGAGTTCGAGCCATTCGTCCGCGTCCTCATATTTCCATTCCAGAGTCTTGGTGTCCTCGTTGTAGCGGAGCTGCACCTTGTCGCCCTTCAACGTCTCCAGCCACTCCGCCTCCGTGCCCTTGAATCCGTGCTTAACGGCGATTCCGTAGGCGGTGATATAGTAGCCGCGCCAGCGCTTTCCCTGTTCGTTACACTCCATAGTAGACCTCCCCGTGGGTGTCCGCCGGGCTGTAGGTCAGGGCGAACCACCGGATAAACTCGCCGAAAAAGGCGTTAAACATCTGCATCGTGTTCTGGTACTTTTCATACTCCCCGTTGGCGTAGTCCACACGGGCCTCCAGATAGGCCGGATAGAGCTTGTCGTGGGGCGGCTGTACCAGGAGCTCCGCGTCCTTGTCCTGCTCGTAGGAATAGGTGATGACCTCCTCGCTGGCAAACAGAAGCACCTCCGTCTGCACCATTCCCTCCACCTCATTGAGCCACCGGGTCTTTTCCTCGTTGGAAAAGGCGTTCGGCTTGACCTCGTCCACCGCCTGTATCACCTGAGCTACGGTCATGCTATCCCTCCTATCTGAAAACCGGGCGGCGGCAAACCCGCCGCCCGGCCTTTGTGCTGTCAGCCGCCGATAAGTTGAGTGCCGCCCGTCACGCCGCCCACCGCGGCGAAGCGCCAGTCGTTAAAACCAGCAGTGAACCGGGCGCGGCCCTTCCACACGTTGGCGTCGTTGCCGGGGTCAATCTCACTGCGCACGTTGAGCTGCACGCGGTCAAACCACATGGCACCACCGTACTGCTCGTTGTACCGGCTGTCCAGCAGCACCCAGGGAGACGTATCGGCGGTAATGAACTGGTTGAGGTAGGGCCAGATGATCACCGACCACCGGCCATACTGATAGTTAAAGCCGTTGTTGGAGGTGGTGGGGTCCTTGTCCGCGCCGATGGCGGCGAACACGTCCTTCTTGAGCTTGTAGTTGTTTGGGATCAGAATAGTGTCGGGGGCCACGTCCAGAATCTCGCCGTTGTCCCCCCGGAAGTCCTGCATGGCCGTCTCCATAGCGCCGAGGGCGTCGTTGGAGAAGGCGTCCGCAAACTGGTTGGACTGGGTACCCTTGTTGCGCTCCAGGGCGGAGGGGTGGGCCTTGTCGAACAGGGCCTTGCCGTCCGCGCCCTTGGCGTCAAAGGTGCGGCCGTGGAAGCTTACAGAAGTCTTGCCCGTGATGGCCGCGCCGTACAGGGCCGCGCCGAACTTCTCCCGGGTGCGGTAATACCCGGCGATAAACTGGGCGGGCCGCTTGCGCAGATCCATCAGCTTTGCGTCCTCCACAATCTCCTGGGACATGGAGAAGGAGTCCTTCCAGGTCATGTGCTCCAGGGTTTTGTCGAAGCCCTCCTGCATGCTGTCCAGGGGATAGGTTCCGTTCTCTCCCACGGGCTGGAAGCCCTCCATGGCGGTCATGGTGCCCATCTTCTCGGCCCATTTGTTGGAGTTCTCCATATTGAACAGCTCCTTGAGCATGCTCTGCTGCTCGAACGCCTCGCCCCGCTTCTCCAGGAACATGCGGATCGGGGCCTGGGACTTGCCAAAAATGCTGTCCTGGAGGCCGGAGCCCTCGGTAAACGTAATGCCAGCCATATATCTTCTCTCCCTTCTGTTAACCGCCGCTCTGCGTGATATTGACTACGGCGGGGAAACGGACGCGCACCCGGTCGCCTGCGGCGGTGCCGTCCATGCCAACCACCTCGGCCACACCGTTCGTCTTGGTAGCGGTGACCTGTAGGCCGTCGGTGTGCAGCGTCACCTTGTCGCCCAGCTTGATCGCCGATGCGGCGGCCTGGAAGGTGGTCTCAAACATCATATCGGGCAGCACCCGCAGCACGGGGATGATGTCGCCCGCGGTGCACGCCTTGTCCATCTCAACCATGCTGATGTAGGTGGGGGTGGTGGTGCCGCTGGCAACCGCCAGATTGCCCCCTGTCTGTGTCAGGGCCATGCCCACTTTAGGGGTGATGGCCCCCGCGGGCAGGTACTCGATGCCGGGGATTCTGCCCCCGTCTACCTGCTGAATGAGAAATGCCATTTTATTGCTCCTTTCGGCTGTTCTTCATGTAGCTTTGATAGTGCTTCTGGATCTCCTCTTTGGTCGCGCCGGGGTTCAGCACCCGGTACTCCTCAAGGACGCTGTCTGGGACGGGAATCGCCCCGCCGCCGCGGCTCTCGGTGGCTTTCAGGTGCTGCTTGCTCTGCACGGAGTTGATGGCCGCCTTCCGGCTGGCCTCCGCGGCCCGCTGGGTCAGCGTGTCATAGTTCGCCAAACGGTAGGCGTCCAGGATGGAGTAGCCCCGCTTGACCATGTCGTACAGCTTGGGATAGGTGTCCAGCTTCGCCAGATCACCCAGCTCCTTGACCGTGGGGTCGATGGCCTGAATCTGCCGGAGCTGCTCGTCCACCCTTGCCTTTGCCTCCTGCTCTCTGGCCTGCCTTGCGGCGGCCTCCGCCTCGGCTTTGGCCTGCCGGGCCGCCCGCACCTCCGGGAGGCCCTGGACAAACGCCTGGAACTCCTCCTGGGTAATGCCCGCCTTCTCCATGAGCTTGGCCTTCTGGTCGGCCTCGAATCGCTCCCGGTATGCCTCATACTCCGCTCTGGTGGTGATGGGCTGGCCGGTGTACGGATTCATCAGCCCCGAGGTTTTGAAAAATTCGTCCACCTGCTTCTGGGCGTCCTCTTTGGCCTGGGCAATAGCGGCGTCCCGTTCCGCCTCCGCCTTGCGGCGGGCTGCGGCAAACTGTGCGTCGCGGTCGGTTTTTGGTTCCTGCTCCGGTGCCTCCGCCTGAGGCTGTTCGGACTCTTCCGTTTCCTCTACGGCAGGGGCGGCGGCCTCCTGCTCTTCTGCGCCTTGTGCGGTGGCCGTAGTTGTGCCGGTCTCCTCCGACGGGGCGGCGATCTCCGTCTCTTCTGCGCCTGTAGTGGTCTCCGGTACTTCTACGTCAAATACCGCGCCGTAGTCGATTTCCATGTATGGTCTCCTTTCGCCCTATTACTTGCCCGTTCTCAGGTCGTTGCCCTTCTTAACGGTGCCGTTCCCCTTCTTGCCTGTGGCAGGGTTGGGGGCGGTGACCTTCTGCACACCGCTGTGGCTGACCTTGCCGATGTATCCGTTCGCCATACTGCGCGCCTCCTTTCCTCTGGATTTGCCATTTCTGCGCTGTTGGCGTGCGCTCGTCGTCGCAAACTATGTTCCCCACACGCCCCGCTTTTGTCACGCTACGCGCCCTCCGCGACGGGCAACTGCTCGTCCCTCCGCGAAAAACACCTTGCACCTGCGGTGCAACTGCTTTTTCGCCTGCGGGTCTCGCTGTTGCCCTGCTCCCGGGCGCTCCGCGCTTTTCTCTGGGCTCGCGCGGGGGCCCCATTTAGGGGCCGGGCTGTCCCTGTCCTACTGACATCGTAGGGGCGGCCCTTGTGGCCGCCCGCGGGCCTATGGGCTGCGCATCCCTGGCCGCCTCCTCCCGCGCCCTGGATACGGTGTCCTGTACCGCCTGCATCTGCATCTGCTGTTGCTGCATTGCCATTTGCTGCTGCATCATGGCCTGCTGCTGTTGGTACTCCTGCTCCAGATAGGTCTTGGTGTCGCCCGCGCCCGGATAGTGCAGCAGCTCCATCTTCGTCCAAAAAAGGATCAGGGTCTTGAGGTTGGTCGGGTCGCCGAACGCCCCGGTCTGGAGGTTCATCCGCGTCTCCTGCCACATGGCCTCCCGGTTGTTGGCAAGGGGGGCGGATGTGTCGCAGGAAAAGAGGAAATCGTCAATCCACCGCCACTCCCCCGTCTCGTCCTGCTCCAGGAAGTCGTAGCGGTTGAACTGCCGGTACTCGGCCCGGCCCTCGATGTCGTGGGAGACCACAGGCCGCGGCTCGTCGGCGTAGGCCAGCTTAAACTTGAACATGGCCTCAAAGAGCGCCGCGTAGGCCGCGTTCTTCATGACCCGTTTTGACTCCAGCCGTCCGGCGGCCTGGGCGGCGGAGAACTCCTTGGCCGTCCCGCTGGTGGCCGTGGAATCCTTGCGGCCCTGGAAGGAATCGGTGATGCCGATGACCTGCCGCGCCTCCTCGTAGACCTGGCTCAGATAGGCCATGTCCTGCTCGATGTCGCCCTGGAGGTCGTACACGTCCAGATAGGACTTGTCCGCCGGGCTGGAGAGATAGATCTTCTTCATGTCCTCCTCGTCGTAGCGGATCTTGGCGTCGTTGGGGAGGCTTATGTAGCTGCCCGACTTGGTGAGCTTGTCGATGATCTTGGCCTCGATGCGGTTGGTGGTGTTCTGCTGATCGGAGATTTTGTCGATGTCGGAATCCCCCAGGAACTTCCCGTACACGCTCACATTCTTTTGGAGGATGACCGGGTAAATGTCCGGCTTGTAGAAGGGGATCCGGGTCGGTTCCTGCACCACCGCCACCACGGGCAAGCCCAGCTCGTCCACTGTATCAGTGACAACCTCCACCGGCCGCGCCCCGGGAATCTCAGTGCCGTCGCTGCGAGGTATGGGGACGTAGACCTCCTCGTACTCCTCCTTGGCCTCCTCCCACTTGTCGCCGCCGCAATAGGGGCATACCTTCCGCTTGCCCCTCCGCCCGGTGGGCGCTCCGGGCATCCCAGCGCCCGCCCCGTCGGGGGTCATGCCGGGGAGCAGCCCCTTGTCCGCCGGGGTCTCCACTGGTTCGGCCTCCAGGGGTTCCACCGCTCCGCACCGGGCGCACCGGCGCAGCCGCCTGGCCTGGTAGTCCTCCAAGTCCTCCAGCGCCGTGTCGTTCACCCAGGAAAAGAGCCCGATGCCCCCGTCCGGGTTGCGGTAGTAGGCCACGTACTGTGTCACCATGTCGTCGGCCGTGCCCTCGCCGCCGCTGCCCTTGACGTCGGGCTCCTCCTCGGCCTCCTCAGACACGTCCACGCCGTAGGTGCGCCTGATGTACCCCTTGGTCTGGGGGATTTTGAGAATGATGTAGTCCATGTCCTCCACGCCGGTGTAAACCCCGTCCTGGGGGATGATCTGCTTGGGGTGGAGGGTGGAGACGGCCAGCTCTCCCACGGTGGCGCTCCCCGCCTTGTTGTTGTCCCACTCCACCAAAAAGGCCCCGCCGCCCTGTATGGGGATGGTGCGCTCCATGATGTCGTTCATCTGCTCAAAGGGCAGCCGGTCCAACTCGTTGCGGAGCATGTCCTCGATGAGCTTGGCCCGCCACTCATCCTCTCTGCGCCGGGGCGTGACCTTGGGCTGGGGGATATTGCTGTCCACCTGGCTCTCCACCAGCTCGGCGCACAGGTTGCGCACGTGGGGAGTCTCCTTCTTCCGGGCGGTACAGACGATGGGCCGGATGCGGTTGCAGCCCTGGTACAGCTCCTCCCGCCCGTCCATTTTGGACAGCTCCGGCTCATATGCCGCGTTGGCCCGCCCGAGCCTGTCCTGCCACGGCCGCAGCCGGTCTTTGTCTCTCTTTTTCATCGTTTGGGCTCCCCCCATTTCTTGATCAGGTATTCCCGCTCCTCCGGGCCTGCGTTGTTATAGTCCTCCCACATGGAGTCGTCCCACACCGCGCCGCCAGCCTTCCGGCCGGCCTCCACGGTGTATCTCTGCTGCGGGCGGATGTGGTGGGCAATCGCCAGGGCCATAACGCAGTCGTCGTGCTTCCCCTCCTGGGCCTCGGCTCTCCCGGCCTCGTTCCGGACAAAGGTCAGCATCTCGCCCAGTGTCTCGTGATCCTGAATGAGCTCCAGCCGTTGCGCGGCCAACTCCACCAGCTCGCTGATGATGAGCGGCCGGGAAATGCGATCCGTGCGGAAGCCGTAGGACTGCCGTGGCTTGTTGGTATAGTTGTCCAGGGTCTCCCGGACGTACAGGTTACGGTAGCCCAGCCGCTCCAGCTCCGTATTGGGGAACGTGGAAAAGTTGGCCTCCACCCCCAGCAGAGCATCATGGTAGTACCTGCCCAGGCAATAGAGCTGCCGCACGAACTCGCCCTCGCCGCTCTCCTGCCGCAGAACGGCAACCTGCCTCCCCGTGGCATTGTCTAGTACCTGGCCCACGAAAAAGTCGGAGCCCTCCCCAGCGGTGTCCGCGCCAATAACATAGGGGTGACCGTCCTCCGGCTCCTGGTAGATGATGATCTCTCCGTCCCAGGCGTCGACCCACCGAATGTTGTTGATGGTACTTCCGTCGTAGTCATAGACGAACCGTCCCACGCTCCGTTCCAGGTTCCGCACCTGCTGCCGTCGCAGAATGAGTGCGGCCTGGTCGAAGATGCAGCGCCCGCTCGCCACAAACGCCTCGTCGGGGCTGGCCGGGTACTCCTGCCGGAACAAATCCAGGTCACCGCCGCAGTTGTTTCGGATGCACCAGCGCCTCCAGACGAGTTGCTCGTCGTCCAGGTGGTAAGTCGCCTTGATTGCCTCCTCCTCCTCCGTTGGCTGGAAATCGGCCGGCACAGGCCGCCGGTACTCCGGCATCTCCCACCAGGCGAAGAAGATGGGCATAAATCCGTCCCGCTCACCCCTGCCCCACGCATCCACGGCATCATCCCAAAGGTCTTTGAACTCGTCGTAACCGTTGGCCGTGCTCTCTATCACGACCATTGTGTCCGGCTGATCCGGAACGGACTGCATAATGCCTGCATAAGTGATTAGTTTTCGGCCCGGCCAGAAGGCGAACTCGGACAGGTGGAGGCACCGGAGCGTGGCAGATCGGCCGACACCGCTGCCGCCTGCCGTGGCGCACCGTATTCGGCTTCGCAGGCCCGGTTCACGCTTCTTTCGGTCGGGGTTTGTGGTGGGGTTCTCCAGCACTAGCTCCTGGGCGTTACTTGCCTTTTTGAGGGGCTGTATCGGCCTGGGCAGCTCCTCGTAAAAGAGTCGATACATGGCAAACAGGTTTGCCGTTGCATCCTCTTGGTGGGCCACCACCAGGCTTTCCACTAGCTCCCGCGTGGCTGTCCGGTGGAAGATGAGGCCGCCCGTAACAGTAGAAAATCCCATTTGCCGAGCCTTGAGAATGATAATGCGGATCGGCCTCCCGGCTTTTGCCTGCGCCGCTATGGCCCTATACAGTTTTTGCTGCGGTGGGTTAAATTGCAGAGGTACTAGCCGCCCGGACTTGGTGCGGATCATGAGATAGTGCTGGATATAATAGCCCGCATTGCGTAGGTTTACCTTACTCATGCCTCCGCCCTCTCTCAGTACTCATAATTGCCGCCGTCCTTGTTCCCCTGCTCTCGCAGATACGCCTCTATAGTTTGCGTCGCAGCCTCCGTCTGTTCTTCCGGCTTATCACGCCACTTATCCGGCCGTCGGTTCTTTAGCCAGAAAATCTGTGCTGTGGTGTCCGGTGGCACAGTCTTTGTCGTCTGGATGACCTTCCGGCCGTCCTTTTCGCTGATCTCCACCCGCTCCTCCATGTACTCATAGCCCAAGGCCCGTTTCAGGAGCGCGTTTTCCACCTGGATATCCACGATCTCCTTGCCCTTTTTTAGGGCCTCGGAAATCTCGGGATGCTTATTCTTCCAGTCGTACAAGGTTGCGGGGTTTATTCCCATTTTTTCGGCAAGCTGCTCGTCTGTCAGCCCATCCCGGGCCCAGCCCTCCAGCAGCAGGAGCCCGTCCGGCTCCAGCCACCGCTGATATTTGCCTTTTGCCACAACGGGCTCACCACCTCTCGCCTAAGTAGAGTCTACAAATGCCCCCCACCGCCACCGACAGAGCGCGCCCTCTCTCTTTCTTTTCGGGGGAGATTAAGGGGGGATTATAGGGGGGTAAGAGATAGGGGGATCGGGGGGAAGGGAGAGGGGGGATAAAGGGGGCCATCAAGAGGGGGACCTTTTCTTTCTCTCTCCCTTGCTTTCGTTTTGCTTTTGAAATGCTTTTAAATGCTTTTAAATGCTTTTCGCCGCCTACTGTCGAGCACTGGCTCGGATCCGGCCAGCCGTCACAGCCTGTTAAGCGATACACCCGTGTGGGTTGTCAACCAAGAAACATGTTGATAAAAAACTGCTGTCCTTTCCCCGTCACCTTCGGGGTCTTGTTCACCGTAACATGCCCATCTGCATGTGTGATGCTGGTTTCCTTGATTTCAAACAGGCCCAATTCCATTGAGCGCTGTGTGGGCATGTTGTAATCCGTGCCCTCTCTGCGGATCAGATATCCGTTGTTCCGCATCCAGTCAAAGAGACGGTTCTGCCCAGTGTCCACCCCATTCTGCTTGAGGAGCTTTGCCAGCTCTCCAACCAGTATGGATGTATTGGAGGCAGCCACAGAATCCGCAAACAGCACCTTCGGCCGGTTAGCCTCCTTCTCCGCCTCCAGCATCTTAATCTTTCGATCTGCTATCTGGAGCGCACGGGCCATTACCTTTTCGGGGCTATTCCAATCCTTCTCCAATTGGAGGAAATACTTCCGGGCAATCTTCCCCTTCTCGTTCCGCTGGAGCATGCAGATCTCCTTGGCCATATCGATAGAGACGGCGGCATCTTTCATGCTCTGAGGGCCGCCAGCGGGGTTATGGACAAAAATGTCCGTGACTGCGTAATCCTCGTTTTCAGCGAATCCATATTCGCACATACGGGGAAACCACTTGTGGTACGGTGTTTCTACCTCTAGAAACTCGTGGAGTTCCCGCGCTGATACTGCTGGCTTTTCGCCGCTAAAGTCAACTTTGATTAGTTCGTTCATGTAGATACCACCCTTTCTATTTTGCTTCCCACCTTTATGTTGACTCAGGGCAGGGGAGTAAGGTGGCACCTCCCTTTTCGGCCCGTCGGCCTAGCCCTGATCTTTTGTTTGAGAGGCGGCGGGGGAATATCCCGCCATGCGTTTCCTCTCGTTGGGGCCACCCCCGTCTCCTGCAACTGCGGGGCGGCAAATATTTTTCAAAATATGTATTGACAGTATCATATTTTATGATATAATTAAGTCATAAAAAGTAAAAGGAACAATATAGGAGGTAAAGTCATGAAACACTATGAATATTGCGTTTGCAAAGACGGCTGGATGATGGGTGCTTATATGGACGACAAGAAGGGAGCCGAGGATTGTGCCGCTCGTTATGCCTCCCAGTATCCTGACAGCAAGGTTGAGATCAAGGTCAATGTTTATGACGAAATGGAATACCGTTATTTCAAGGAGGTCGGTTGCTGATGACAAACAGAGGAGCATACGTGTTTGGCTGGGTGTTCGGTCGGCTCAACGCGGCGGCATATCCGCAGGAGATCGGAGGGGATCTCACCCTTGCCGCTCAGCGCCCGTATACAGCACTCGCCAGAGTCATTTCTGATGCTCACAGGCTTGGCCTCCTAAAGAGGGATCTCGACCGGCAGGTTGCTGAGGCGCTTTGCGAGATCACCAGCATTGACCCGCCCGTGGAGGGAGGGTCTGAAAAGTTCCAGCCCCTTGAAATGCAGGGGGCTTGGCAGTTAGGCTATTTTGCCGGTAAAGGCAAGCGTCCCCTTGCGTCTGTCGAGTTTGATATTGCCGCCGCCAGAAAGGCCAAAGGCTTGACTCAAGCCCAACTTGCGGATGCGATGGACGTTAACCAGGCCGTGATATCCCGCTGGGAGAGCGGCAAGGTCAGCCCCAATGCCTGGAATTTGGACAAGCTGAAAGAAATTCTGAGCTAATCCTGCCGCCCCTCCTGGGGCGGCTTTTTTGCCCTCTCCAGCTCGTGCGCTTGTGGTGCCACCGCCCGCCTCAAGCGGCGAGGAGCGGCATATGGCGGACAGTAGGTTGTCCAGCCGCCCATTGGCATTTAATTTAATCGCGCAGTGCCTCTTTTGCTTTCCCTCTGCGTTTGGAGCCGAGAGGCGGCATTGAGCCGCCACACGTCCGCGACGTAATGGGCCGCCGCTTCCGCTTCTGCTACTGCACTCGGTATATGTGCGCTTCCCGCTTAGATTGTCACGCCCTAGCCTTGGTGGCGACATCATGATTAGCCACTCGCAGGGTAGTTTTCAGCGGGATAGCGCTGGTAGCTATCGCCCTACACAAGCGTCCGGCTTCCACGGATGGGAGCGACCCAATATAGCAGGCGGACTGAGTTGCACAGCCTGGAGATCACCCTGCTTCTGGCTCCTGCATATCGGCGGATTCCGTCTCTACACGCTCCGCCGGGCGCAGCCGCTTTCTATGTGTCGGCACACCGGGGCAGGTCATAGCTGCCACCGCTTCCGCCTCCATGACAGGCGGCTCGCGTCTTACTCTTCCCAGCGCCTAGACGCTCCGGCAGTCTGGTGTAGTGTCTTTCCACCGTCATTCGCCGCCCGAAGGGTGCGACCCCTCATGCCCCGAATAGTGGGGTGGTGTTCGACCGGCGGCATATTGCACACAGAGGGGGTGGCGGCAGATGCACCGACGCCACCCCATCCGTGTGAAGGAAGAAGGGGAATGAAAGAGAATGGGAGCGCAGGGGTATACGCTCCCACACTCCCATTTTCGCATAAATTCAGGTTGTGATTCCTCAAAAAGGAGGAATTATCAAATTCTTCTGTGAGACGATAAAGGTTTAACTACACACGGATAGTCCGTCCTTCCGAGCAAGTAATCTGTCGACACTTCGAAATAGTCAGCTATTGCCTCTAGTGCATCTGACCGAGGCTTTCTTTCTCCAAGTTCATATCTTCTGATTTGGTCAGACGATATCCCACATAAATCAGAGAGTTTATACCGGCTCAACCGGTTCCTTTCTCTTATTCGCCTCAGCCTCTCCGGGAACTCGTTCAAGTGCTATCCCTCCTCATGCTGTCCGCCCTCCCCGTCGTGGATGGAGCCCTCCGCAATATCCCTTGCCTTTACTGCGTCTGCAAGAGTACGATAAGCACCGATATATTTTTGCTTTCCATTTATGTAAGCATAGGCTTCAAATTTCCCATGTTTCGAGAAGCAAATATTCCGTTCTCCTGTTTTATTTGTTGCCCTCAACCTTCGCTTATTAGGGGCGCAGTTTTCTTTATGCGTAACAAACTGGCAGTTATTGGGCGTATAATTCCCGTCCACGTCAATTCTGTCTATCTCTAACCCTGCTTTATAACCATGCGCAATCGCCCAGTCGCAAAAAGATTTTGGATCGCTTCTCCATGTATCATCCATAGTAATCCCACGCGCCCCATACCATCTGTAACTTTTGGCGTTTGGGTTTTCACATCTTGTTACAATCTGCCCCCACAGGCGATATACATCTGTTCCTTTATACCCATGTGTCCGCATATAGCACCTCTCCATTATCCAGCCGCTTGGCTTTGAAAAGGATTTCTCTCATTGTTTTTCCTCCATCATCGTTAAAGCCTTCTGCAAGCAAGCCTGTATCTCTTCACTGATAGCAGCATTGCTCTTTGCGAATGTACTGTCTAAGTAGTTTTTGTCATGGTAAGCAAGAGTTTCTAGAGCTAACGCAACACGAATGTACTCTTCTGACGTTTTGCATACACACTCAGGGGATTTCATTGGGCACCTCCGATGATCTCGTCCAATGTGGCCCTCCTTATGCTCCTCAGCGTAGGAAACGTTTCATCAAGGTTATCAAGACTGCCCTTATAGTTGTCTTCGTCATCATACATGTAAAATGTCTGTCCCACTATATCAACGTATGCCAATGTTTTAACAACTGGATATAGCACTTTGATAGCCTTCGCCCTCTCCACCTCCTGCTCCGTCCAGCGTGGCTTGCGGGCGATGTTTTCTGGATGATTTATGAGATTGTTAAGACATTCCACAGTGGAGAATCCCCAGCAGTCATTTGATATTTCAATCTGGAATGTCCCATATTTATTGATACGAAATCGCCCTAACGTGTTCCCTCTAATTTCAAACTTTTCTTCTGGTTCAACCCCAAGCACCTCGCAAATTCTCGGCTTGTCCATGTTGGCCTCCTCCTTGATTTTCAGGTACTTTTCGATGGCTTCGTCCAGGTGTCCTCCTCCGCTGGCTGCTGGAGCCACTCCAAGCATTCTTGCACCTCGCTCATTTGCCAGCCTTCAAAGCAAAGCAGATGCGCCAACTCCTCGTCGCTCATGGCCCGGATGCGTTCGGCGTTGGACAAAATTCGTCCTGGTTTGTACTGAGGGCACCAAGAAATTCTGGCCGTTGTACCGGCGTTATTGCAGTCATTTTTGCAAGTAATGCAAATCGTTTTCATGCGTTTTCCTTCCTCTCCGGCGGCCCATCCCAGGCCGTCCAGTATTGTCCGTACAGATCCATAGAAAACGGCTTGATGTGCTTGCAGTACAGATACCCATCCCTGCACCCCTCTGCAATCTCCAGGCCGCCCCATTGGAGCTGGGCTATCCCTGCGCCCTCAATGTAGATTGCGGTCTCCTGGGTGATGGATTCTAGCTCTACGCGGGTATATTGGTGTCTCATGGCGATACCTCCGGCGGGCGGCGGTATACCTCCGCGCTCAGAATCGAAGCGCGGGTGTTCCAGGCAGTAATTGCCTCATTTTTGTGGGTGTTGTAGTAGTCGTTGTCAAAACTGACTACTGCTCCGCACTTTTTGCACTTGAAGAAATTCAGGCCGCCAAATCCAATTACTCTACGTACATGTCCTTTGCAAAACGGACACGCCAGCAGCATCCCCGCATCCGTCAGCCGCTTGGCCGCCTCTTGATTGCCTAGAAGGGCTAATTTGATATCATCCATGTATAATTCCCCTCTCTATGTCCGCTATGGCCTGGAAGATCGGGTAAAACTGTTGGGGGACTACGGCGTTTCCGTAACACTGCATCCACTGTTTGTACTGCGGATATCCCCCCATCCAATCGGGAATCCCATCATCCATTCCGCAAACTGGGGGTTGATGTACTGCCCAATACGTTCCGGGAAGATAATTCCAAGGCTGGCGCTCAGCGTTTGTCCGTGTTTTCCGCTGTGCTCCTGTGGTGTCTGCCTGCGGATCGGCTTGAAGTCCTGACTTGCCCTTGGAGATGCCAAGAATACAAACCCTGTATCTTTCATGGTGCGCTCCGACAGCACAAGCCGGAATACTGAACGTCCAGACTTCGTATCCTTCTTTTTCCAAATCGGTGCAAATGGACTCATGTATTGTAGATAAGATGCCATTAACATTTTCGCCAACAACATACCTCGGCCGCAATTCGTCAATAACTCGCAGGAACTCTGGCCATAAGTGCCGTTCATCATTTTCTGCAAGCCGTTTCCCGATAACGCTGTGTGGCTGGCAGGGGAATCCGCCCGAAATAATGTCAACTGTTCGCAGTCCTGTCTTTTCATAGAAACTCTCCTTCGTCAGCGTGCGGATGTCCCGCCAGCGCGGCACGTCCGGCCAGTGTTTTTCCAGCACGCGGGTGGGATAATCCGCCCACTCGCACTGTCCGACGGTGGTAAATCCGGCCCACTCGGCGGCAAGGTCAAGTCCCCCGATGCCGGAGAAGAGGGAGAGATGCGCCAGTTTCGTCGCCTCGTGGTCGCCCAGCAGGGCGCGCGTCTTATCGTCCATCGTTCGGCACCTCCTTGATTGCTTTCCATCGCTCTTTACGGCTACACGTCCCGACGACTGCATCACAAATGCTCTTGGACGCACAGCGCTCACATGGTCCCGCCCTAAAAAACTGTTTCATATACTCTGTGGTGGTCGATATGCTGTATCCGGTGGCCTGGGCTATCGTCTCCGGCCCATACCCGTCCAGCGCCATGCGCTCCAGCAAATCACGGGACGGTTTTGGCCTTTTCGCCCTGGTATGTAGGAGGCAGCCAACTCTTTTCGGGTTGCAGTCCGGCAGCGGGCACCGCCCACAGAGTTCGGCCTCCTCTGTATCCCGCTCCGTAATCCTGCGCTCCGCAATAGGCTCCATCGCGTCCAGGCTGCGCCAGGGTGCCACCGCTCCGCTGATGCCGTAGGGGTCTGCGGTTATCACAGCTCCTGCACCTCCACCCGAATACATCCCCCGTCCCAAAGCCTATGTATGACCTGCCTGTACCAGCGGTGATCGTCGTCCGGCAGCAGGTATCCCTTGAGCGCGTCCACCACGGCTTTGGCGATGGCTGCGTGGTTGTCAATGTCCAGCCCGTCGTCCCATGCAAAAGTGATGGAGACCGGCCCCCGTACCATCCCGCGCCGCACTCGGGCCTGTTTCAGCGCGGCCAGAGTCAGCGCGTGGAGCTCGTCAGCGTCCTTCTTCCGCTGCGCCCAGTGCTTGCCGGAGTAGTAGGCGTTCAGCCCAAACCGGCGGCAGAAGGCCGACTTGCCCTTCTTCGTGGGCGGGTATGGTATGTTAAACGTGATTTTCTCCATCGTTCCGCTCCAACACTAGGGCAAACAGCGCATAGGCCACCTCGAAATGCCCCTTCGCCAATTCTACTCCGCCTCCGTCCAACGCAAAAATACCGATTTTCATATGACGCATGGCCTCTTCCGCCGCTATGCCTATCGCCTTATCCATGTCCATCTCTGGCTGCCTCCCAACTATATCTCTTTGTCGGGTTTCCTCCCGCGTCGTAGTATCTCCGTGATTTGGTGTCGAACATCAACGGGATTACCTCGCGGCTGCCGGTCTCTCTGGCCTTGATAATCCTGATCCTGGAGTCAACTTCGTCAGATTCTTTTGCCCGCTCAACAGAAAAAACATTGTCAGCGAGGTTGGTAATCTCCGCCGCCCCCGCAACGTCGTCTGCTGTCAGTCCCCGCTCCTCTCCAGCCTTCCTGGGATGGGCCACCAGATGCACATGTACATCGTGGCGTTTTGCGAAGGCGCTGAGTCTCTGCGTAAAAGCTTTCTGGGCCCCATAATGACCAAGCTCCACTTCTCCCTTCAGACTTGCGGTCATGATGTTGTCCACCAAGTACACCGAACACCCGTATCGGCGGTAGGCATACTCAAACAGGCGCAGTATGTTGTCCTCGTCATGGGCATTTGACTGTCGCAAATCGGTCAGGAGAAAGCTCCCTTCCAGCCATTGGTCAATCGCCCGAACAGCTTCTTTTGACGGCGCGTACTCCATCCGCCCCGTTCTGGGGTCTGGCTGCTCTACAAGATTCCTCGGCCCTGCGATCTGCGGCAGCACAAACCGTTTGAACTGCCTCGCCGGGAGCTCCCCGGAATAGGCACATACAGTTCGGTTCTGGTTGATTGATTCCACGAGCATCTGCCCGAGAAGCGTCGATTTCCCTTCGCCGCGCCTGCCTGTCCATACTGACAATTCGCCTCCCCGGAATCCGCCGGTGCAGTAGTCCAGCGGCACCAGCCCGGACATCATGCGGTTTTGCGAAATGGGCGCGTCCATCTCCACTTGCGACAGGTCAATCAGCCCCGGCCTCGGCACATCCAAAGCGCCAAACAAAAGGCTTTCTACCGCCTTTGGGCCAGCATTGTCCAGCAGTTCGACCACTGATTCATTCCCGCGAAACGCCGCCTTATCCGCCACAAGGATAGTGACCGGCACCCACTTCTGGAGCTGGCCTACAATCTCTTCCCGGTCTGCATCGTTTGGTGTTGCGACGAACACATAGCAGAACTGGGTGATAAACTCCGTGCAGGCAGCTAAGTCCTCCCAAGCCGCGTATCTGTTCTTGCACACGGCGTTAATACCAACCGCCGCCGCGTCCTCCGGCGTAGCGCACCACCAAAGTCCTGTCGGCAGGGATGGGTCAATCATTTCTGCCCGGAATGTCAGCAGCAGTGAAATATCGCTCTGGCTGGTCATGGTTCCCCCCCTTCCTGCGCTTCTCCCACGTCCGCACAGCAGCTTTCCAGTCTTTCATTTTGGCCTTCCCCAGCATCCACCCTCTGGCCGCGTAGTAGTCCACAAACTCCTGCGGGTCTATGCCGTTTTTGCGTGCAAGGCAGTATTCTCTCACCTCGTCCACCGTGGGAGGAACAAACACTTTTCTTTTTGACTCCGTAGGAGTCTTTTCTTTTGTCTTAGTCTTAGTCTTATATATGGGTAAAGTTTCTTGTAAAGGATTCTGTAAAGGAAACTGTAAAGGTTTATGTAACGTTTCCTGTAAAGAATCAATACCAGAATTTGATTGTTCCGATAGGGAATAGCGGCTCGGGGCCCCTTTTTTCCCTTGCTGGTATCGGATAAATCCAGCCTTTACAAGCTCGTCCCTCGCTCTGTAAGCGGATGGCTTTGACAATCCATTTGTCATTACCTGCAACCGAATGGTGTCTACTGGAACCCACTCAGGCCACCCAGCCCGGTTAAATACGTTCAGCAGCCTGAAGTACAAGACCTGCGCCGGAAGCGTCAAGTGGTTGTTTTCGATCCAACGGTTGAACTCATTAAGGTAATCAATGTAAGTCAACCCATCACCGCCCTAGAACGGGAGCTCTCCGTCGTCGTCCACCTCCGAGAACTCCTGCCCATTCTGTTCTGGAAATTCAGACTCTGGTGCGTTCCCCTCCGACTTCCGGCTGTCGCCAAAGTACACACTATCAGCCACAACCTCCAGGCTCGACCGCTTGTTCCCGTCCTTGTCTGTCCAGATGTTGGTTTGCAATCTGCCGTCTACCACAGCCATGCGGCCCTTGGAAAAATATTTGCTTACAAACTCCGCCGTGGAGCGCCATGCGGTCACATTAACCCAATCGGTGGTTTTTTCGCCAGTGGCCTTGTCTTTAAAATCCCGGTCAACCGCGATGGAGAAACTGACCACCGAGACACCGGACTGCGTGTGACGCAGTTCGATGTCCTTTCCAATGCGGCCCTGGATCACAACCCTATTTAGCATTTTGGCCCTTCTTTCTTGTATATCAGTTTTGATTCATCCCATCCTGGGTATAAAGTGCGGAGGTAATCCTGCATGTGTTTATGAAGCAGACCATCCGCCCCCTCGTTGTCAAATGCCGCATGGCACCGCTGGCAGCCTGTCCAAATGTTCTCTGGAATCCCAAGACCGCCCTGACTCCGCCGTATGTAATGACAGTGTGGCCCTGCGTTGATGGAGCCGCAGAGTACGCACCGCCCAAAGTCCCGCTCCCATACGGCCTTTTTGGTTGCGGCGGATATGGCGGTGGCCTTAGTCTCTCGATGCACGCGCCCACTCCCTTTCTAACTGTGCGTCCAGGATGCGAATTTGCAGCTTGTAGCCCTGTATGGCCTCCCGTGCGGATTCGTACACTGTCTGCGCAATATCTCTTTCCAGGCGCAGCCGGGCGATCTCCGCGTCACCACGGCAAATATCAGAGATAATGGTTACAGGCGTGCCCTCCGCCCTGGCTTCCAACACAGCTTTTCGAAGGGCTACCCTGTAATCGCGTTCCGCCTGCGCATATGCCCTGCCGCGGGCTCCGAGCTGCCCGATCGCCTTATCCAGGAGTGCGGACTTTGCGCCGATCTCGTTTATCAGCTCATAGCCCATACAAACGCCCGCTTTCCTGTCCGGTTGTTCAGGATAGATAAACCAGAAATCCTACGGTTGTCACCATAAGCAATTTTCTCAACCGAGAAGGTGTCGAAGGTACGAAACTTCCCATTGGATTCCAGGATGTTCATTTTCTCGGAGGGTACCCAAATAAACGGTGCGGTATAGAGCTCTCTGCCGATGCCCCATCGGAAACCAGCACGTTTGAATGCGTCGCTTGCCTCTCCCTTTTTCTCGTTGCCCTCGCCGTCCTCCCTGGACTCTATTCCACAGTCCCACTTCCACGTCCAGGCGTCTCCCTCACGGATAGCAATCCCACAATACAGGTTCCCTTTGATTTCCCGGTAATCGTTCGTCCAGTTTTCAGAGCCAACCGTCTCATCCAGGATATCCATATCCGTCCTGGCCGTCTTATAAAGCAGGAGAACCGCCCCATTCTTTTTGACCTGCTTGACCTTCACCTCAATGTCGGAAGCCTCCAGCAGACGGAACTTGTCCATCACTTCACCCCCACACTGCGGCCTTGCTCAATCGAGGCATATGGAACGGGCACGCCCTCCTTAATGAGCTTGCCAATGCCAGTCTTGCTGACCTCTGGTTCCTTGTACTTGACGCACTCCGCATCATAGCCGTTCTGCTCCAGCCAGCGGATCAGGGCCTCCGGATTGGACACCTGAATGGACGAGGTTTTGCGGAAAGTGACGGAGCACCTGGCCGTCTGGAACTTCTCGCCGTCTAATGCAAGGGACAGATAGGATTTCAGCCGTTCCGCCTTGTTCTCCAGGGCCTTTCTGCGCTCATTGAGCGTGTCTGCCTCCTCCTTGATTGCCTTGGCGTCGGCCATCAAATCCTTGTACCAAAGGGCCATATTCTCAATCTTAGCGTCCCGATCCATCTGGAGCGCAGCAAACGCCTCATAGTCCATTAGTTCCCCTGTCTCCGGGTCTACCAGACCTTGAATCGCCTGGTCAATTTCATACAGTGTCATTTTGTTCCTCCTTACATTTCTGGCACATTTCTTCGTTTTGGTAAAGTTCTGCTCCGCAATTTGGGCAATTCCCTGCGGTTGGATCCTGTTGCATATCCCGGTATGGTGAAAATGGAAGCCACCACTCCATATCAGGCAATCGCCGGAAGCACCGCCCGCGGGCAGCCATCCTCACCCATATAAAGGAATCCGGTTCGGCCATCCGAGAGGCGGATATGTATTGTCCCGTCCAGGGCGTTAATCTCGTCGATTGGGTAGCCGATATTCTCCATCGCCCAGCGCAGCAGGGCGGAAATATTTCTGGTATTCAGCATTGACTTTCCCTCCTTCGTGCCCTAAAATAAGGGCAGATGTTCTTTCTCTTGCCGCCCTCCGGTCTCGCACACCGGAGAGCGGCGCTTTTATTCGTAAATAACGGCTTCCGCCCGTGTAATAAAATGATGAATGCCAGTAGAGCACTCGTTCCAGCGGTCATCATCAAAATCAGACACTTCAACGGTTTCCCCTATGGTATAAACAAAGTCCGGATCATAATTGCTCTTTACCTGGCCGCCAGCAGGATTTCCGTTGATATCTGTGATACTCAATACCTTGGCCTTACTGGCGCGGCATTTTCGGCTAGTAGCGGAGGACCGGCGTGCATCTGCGGGGATTTCCAACTCCACAACAAGGCCACTTGCCTTTTTATAGCCGATATAAGACCCGGAATCTGGGCATTGCAGCGGGTAAAAAACTGTATGAATATCCCATATCATTTGATCCATAGATGCACCGCTCAGGTTGGCATTGCTCAGGTTGGCACAGCTCAGGTTGGCACCGCTCAGGTCGGCACCGCGCAGGTTGGCACAGCTCAGGTCGGCACCGCTCAGGTTGGCATTGCTCAGGTTGGCACAGCTCAGGTTGGCACCGAACAGGTTGGCACCGCGCAGGTTGGCACCGCGCAGGTCGGCATCGCTCAGGTTGGCACCGAACAGGTTGGCACCGCGCAGGTCGGCACGGCTGCCGCCCTCTCCATTCAGCCAAAGGAGATGCTCGTCCAAAATCTTTTTTAAGTCCATTTTGCTCCCTCCTCAATGTGGGATTTCTATGACCGCCCACACATCGTCGATGCTCTCCGCGCCCTCCAGTCCGGTGATCTGGATGGTGAGCGGGCCAGTGGGCGTGGGGGCCGGGGTGGTGGTTGCCGCCGGGGGCTCAACGGCCGGCGGCTCCGGATCCTGGTTCCAGACAATTTCGATCAGTGCAACCAGCGCCAACAAAAAGAACAGGTATACGGTAGTCACGATCAGTTGCTTTTTCATAGGCTCGCTGCCACCAGAATAGCCAGCACCAGCGCCGCTCCGGCAACCACCGCCAGTTGTACCCGCTGGGCCATCGCCTGCGCCTGCTGTACCCGGCGTCGGTAGGCCCGGTAGCTGTACGCCTTTGCGCGCCTGTCGCGCTCGGCCTGATGATTCATTCTGTCGTCACCTCCTTGTATGGGACGCCGACGATCTCGCAGACCTCCCGGCCTGTAAAATGAAGCACCCGTGCCATCAAGGCGAAATCCTGTAGGGGCGTCGTCTGAAACGACTTTTTCTTTCTGCGCAGATATGTAACAGGAACGACGCCCAAACGGTTGGCAACATCTATGTCATATTTCAGGTCGTTCTCAAATTTGGCTTTTTCGAGTGCCCGCATCAGCGCCTTTTCTCTGCGCTGCTGGTCTGTCATTCTCAATTTTGGCATTGAGATTCCTCCTTTTTTAAAGATACCGTTCCGCAAACGCTTGTACGGACAGTCCGGAGGCGGCGTACAGCTCACAGAGCTGCCACAGCTCCAGCTCCGTGTAGTCAGCCGGGGCAAATTCCTTCCCGGCCAGCTCCGCCGCCATCTGGAGGCAGGCGGTAAAAAGCGGAAGATAGCCGCCTGAGCCGCCCCGGCCTCCATGGAGGCGTTCGTGCTCGTCCCAGGTCATCCCGTAGTAGGCCCGGCACAGATCGTCCATGACGTGCCGCGCGGCGGTAAAGCGGTTCTCAATTTCATCTTTCTTGTTCGGCATAATTTTTCCTCCTTGCCAGTTGACAGGCTCGAAGGAAAGTAGTACACTTGTTCCATCAAGCCTAGTCGGGTAGGTCGATTAGGTTTGCAGCCCTGGTCGGTGTTCCCCCACCGGCTGGGGCGTTTTTTGTTGTCCCCCTTTTCGCCCCGTGGTATCATAGATGAAAAAGGAGGATGGAAGATCATGAAAACGGAAATCGTTTGCGCGATTATTGCGCTGGTCGGAACTGCCGTATCTGGACTCTTATCCTGGTTTGTATCGAGGTCTTCTGCCGTAAAAGAGGTAGAAAAGCTCAGATTGACTTGGGAACACGAAACCATTGTTACCTCAGATGACGAATTTGCCGAGATGGTTTCTTCCGTGGCACTATGTATCCAAGAGAAGCTTCCTTCCAGCTTTGATAACGCAATTTGCCGAGTTGCCTCCGTTCGGTCGAAAGAACAGGGGCCACTTGCCGATAGTTTGGACAACCTTTATCGCATTCTTTTTGACATAAGCCCGAACTCTGGCATAGTCGACTTTTACAGCTCTGATTTCCAAGAACGCCTCAAACAGGCAGACGACTGCCTATCCCAAGTAATAGAAGAGAAGCGAAAGCGCAAAAGCACTTAAGAGTAAGAGTGTGCCAAAGCCCCAACAAAATAGAGTGAATATTGCTGATTCGCGGTCGTGGAAATACCATATTTCCAAGGCCGCTTTTGGCAGAAGGGACATAGTTAGAAGTGCGATTCCTACTAAATTACCGATTCCTTTCACCCCCCTCCTATCAGTCCGTTTTATCGGACTTCGCTTGTGGTATTCTCGTAAAGAGCATCAACAGAAACACCAAGTACATGAGCAAGGCGCGGAAGAACTGTGCTCGGAGGTTTTCGATCTCCGGTCTCCCACATAGTTACGGTGCTCGGGCTTTTCAAATCCAGCCGAAACGCAAGCTGGGCCTGGGTTAATCCGGCGGACTGCCGTAGCTCTTTGATTCGGAAACAGGTACCCAAATTCTCACCTCCAAATTCTCGTTGTGTGAACTATTATATTCTCATATCGTGATTTTATCAAGCTGGCAAATTTGCTAAAAATCTCTTTTTGTGATTGTGCTTGATTATTCACATTTTGTGATATATAGTGTAAGCGAGGTGGTCAAAGTGAGAATCCAAGAGATACGAAAAAGTAAAGGAATAAAGCAGAAGGAATTGGCCGCCAAGCTTGGGATTGCGGCTAATACATTGAGCCAGTACGAAACAGGTAATAGAGAGCCAGACCTTGAAACCATCAAAAGGATTGCGCTCGTATTAGAAGTTACTGTGGACGAACTCCTTGACGCAAAAACAAAAGCGCCCACCCTTACCAAGAAGGATGAGCGCGATATTGAAAAAAAGTTAGCGGACATTTTAGCAGATCTGGAGAGCGGGCAGGACGGGCTTATGTTTTCAGGCGAATCCATTGATCCGACAACCCGCGAGCTCCTAGCAGATTCTCTCCGTAACAGTATGGAAATGGGTAAGAAACTTGCCAAGCAAAAGTATACGCCGAAAAAATACCGTAAGGAGGATTAGCGGTGGATACCAAAGTGATTGCCGAAGCGATGTGCCGTAAATACGAAACGCGCAACCCGTTCGATTTGGCGGCATCACTAGGTATTATTGTGCTCCATGAGCCTTTGGGCGAAATTTTGGGGTATTATAACCGCTGTTACAAGCAGAAGTTCATACATATCAATGAGGAGCTGGATGGGTATCTCGCTACATTCACCTGTGCCCATGAGGTGGCTCATGCTATTCTGCATCCGAATCTAAGTACGCCGTTTTTGAGGGCACATACAAGATTTTCGGTTGAGAAATTCGAGAATGAAGCTGATCGTTTCGCGCTTGATTTTCTGTATGATGACAATGAACTTCTTCCATTTTTAGAGCGCACAATTTCAGATGCCGCGGCCTATATGGGAGTTCCGCAACGTCTCGCTAAATATCGTATGGGCACGATCAGTTTGTTCTAATTGCCGGGAACAAAGAGGGTTAAAATACAGTTTATGGAGAATAAAATCGAAAAAGATAAAGAAGGTTATCTGCCAAATTATATATTTCTGTTCTCTATTGCCTATCTAATTTCCGCTTTTATTGGAGCTTTCTATTTTCCCTTTATGCAGGAACTTGATTGTACGTTTGCTAATTTTCTTGCTGGGCTAGGTCTTTTCTTTTTCTTTGGTTTCTTACTCTGGCCATTATATTCGTTTTATAATCCTTTTACGTTTATTGTATTTTCCACACTAGCGTTTTTGCTCATAAATGGGGCATTTGAAGCGATCATAGGGTCTGATCGAAAGGGTGGGGATATTCCTTTGGATGAAAAAGGTCTGCTAAAGCGCCTTAAAAGGGCGAGAATACTTTTTGCGTGCTCTGTTGTTGTTATATTGATTATAACTGGGGTGTTTATTTATAGCAGGGGAAATCTATTAAATAAAATTGATTCTATGCAAACGGAATTAGATGTAATTGAAGAAAATTATGAACGGCTCAAAGAACAGTATAACGATATAAGGTCTCAAAAAAATGAAATGCAGTCAGAATTGAATTTCTGGCAGGACTACGCTGTTATCACAACCGAATATGGAGAAAAATACCACACTTACGGATGCCAGTACATAGAAGGACGCGATTTTTGGATTTACAATATTGCGGCTGCAATCGGCAGGGGATATGAACCCTGCTCCGTCTGCAACCCGCCGAGGCCATAAAAAGAGCCGCCCCAGGAGAGGTGGCTTGACAATCGAGGAGGTTTTACATATGTTGGATGAAAAAGATTTGCAGGCAATCGCAGAAATCATGGATTCTAAAATCGGAGCATCCGAAAAAAGAATGGCGCAGCTTATGGCACAGCAAAGACGAGATATCATGCAGGACGTAAAAACTCTGCTTGATACAGAAGTTCAAACGAAATTCAATCTGCTGGCCGAAGGTCAAGAGGAAATCCTGCGCCGGATGCCCAGCGAAGACGATATGGACATCATTGACGGACGGCTGGATACGTTAGAGGCCATCGCCAGAAAGCACTCCCGTGAAATTGAGGAGCTGAAAAAAGCGCAATAAAATACCGCCCCCGGTACTCGCAATACCGGAGGCGGCTCAAGGGCAGATGCTTGTAGGCGCTCCGCTCCTTCATTTTATCGGAATGGAGGGAATTTGTCAATGAAAGTTCCAAAGGCCAGGAAACTCTCGTCCGGGAAATGGTTTATACAGCTCCGCCTCGGCGGAGAGAGTATTCCGGTAACGGCCAGCACAGAAAAGGAGTGTACCCGGCAGGCTCAAGCGGTAAAAGCAGAGTATCTGGTTGGTAAGAGAGCCCCGAAGAACCCGGAGGAAACAGACTCCCCGACATTGAACGAGGCCATAGACCGCTACATATCGGCTCGGGACAATACCCTGTCCCCTCTGACTGTGCGGGGATACCGAACCATTCAAAAGCACCGGTTCAGGAGCACACTGTCCCGCAGGCTGGACGAAATACCGGAGTCCGAGTGGCAGGTCATTGTAAATCAGGAGGCCGCCCTATGCTCTCCTAAAACACTGAAAAACGCCTGGGGATTTATTCGAAGCGTCGTAGAGGACGCCACCGGGAAAAAGCTGCCGGCGATTACCCTTCCGGTTCAGATCCCAGCCGAAAAGCCATTTCTTTCACCTGATGAAATAAAAAAATTTGTCTCCGCTGTCAAGGATACGAAATATGCGGTTCCCTGCCTGTTGGCTTTATGCTCTCTCCGTGTATCAGAAATTCAAGCCTTAAAGTGGCAGAACATACCGCAGAATCCGAAATTCATCCGCGTATCCGGCGCGGTAGTCTTGAACGAGGACAACAAGTATATTGAAAAGCGCCAGAACAAAAATGTTACCTCAACCCGCAAGGTCCCCATCATGATTCCAGAACTGGCAACGGCGCTGGAGCGTGACCGGAAACCATCCGGCCCGGTGCTGGAGATACATCAAAACAGCCTTCGGTGCGCCATCAAAAAGATTTGCAGCGCGAATGGGCTTCCGAATGTCGGAGTCCATGGCCTCCGGCACAGCTTCGCCTCCCTGGCCTACCACCTCCAGATTCCGGATAAAATCGCAATGGAAATCGGAGGTTGGGCTGACGCCACAACCATGCATAAAATCTATACCCACATTGCCAAGTCGGACATAGCTCGCTATGAGACGGCCCTGAGTGCATTCTATCGCAGCGAAGAAAATGCTAACAAAAATGCTAATGAAGAATAAGCATCATTGTGGCACAATGGTTTTAACGATTTATACGGGGGTTCGAATCCTTCACCCGCTGCCAAAGCTCCGAAGCCTTTAGTGATAAGGGTT